CGCATGAGCTAAGTGATGCTTACCAGATTCAGGATCATTTGCTTCGCCTTCTTTCCATGCCCACATATGTCTTTGCATGGCATCAAAGTACCTGCGTTTGGAATCTGGCACATATTTCCAATTATCAGGTTCATATTTCTCAGCACCAAATGTAAGAATTTCAACTGTGGCTTTTAGTGCAAGTGGTGGTAGTAAACCATATTGTAGTTTACCACCATCAAACTTGCGACCACCTGTTGTGGCTGTTTGTGATTCTTTTACTGCTTTACTTGTCATAGCTTACCAGTATATTGTGCAACAGCTGGCATATTACCAGTAAACGCATATGTACCAATATGTTGTGTTCTCATCCAAGGACACAAATAAATTTCACCACCAAGCTTACGCCACATTTGACAGAACATATAATCTTCACTTAGGTAACGGTCAGAACCACCACCAGTAATTGAATCTTTGGTATCAATAACTGTATCAAAGAAGGCATGAATGTAACGAGTGCCATCAAAGTTAGCTTGACCAACATGGTCTGGTTTGTAGTGAATCATTGGATAAGCATCTTTCATCTTATCAAATACATGACGCTTAATCATCATATGACCAGTACCGATTTCTAAAACATTTAATGGTTCTGATACTTGAAATGACGATGTGCCTTTTACAACATTGAATACATATTCGCCAACTAAGTTTTCAAGTTCACGAGGTTCTAAATCTGGATGATGCCGAGCAGCATGAGCAACATTACCCCAATTAATAGATTTCTTAGGATAGGGACCACCAATAACATCTTTATCTAATGCTAACAATGCAATAACATCTTTTGGTGAGAAGTGGATGTCCGAATCAATGAACATCATGTGTGTGTAATCTGAACGCAGAAACTCATCAACTAGGTAGTTACGAGCTCTTGTGATAAGTGATTCATTAAACAGAAAAGAAAACTTAGTTTCAATTCCGTATTGGTTAAATGTAGTTTGTAAATCTAGGCAAGACTTGATGTATAAACCGTGAGCCATGCCGCCATACATTGGAGTAGCAATAAACAGTTTATGTTTTTTTAATTCTTCAATGTTAACTTGAATTTCCATAATGTATCCATAAAATAAAAAAGAGGAGAGATACTAATATATATCTCTCCTCAACTAGTAAACCTAACTTAAATTAGGCAAATGCACGCTCACCTTGTGAACGGAGAGCAGCGATACCAGCAGCAACGATACGCTTGGTTGGTGAACCTAAGCGATAGAAAGATACTTTATCGCCATTGCTATTGATACGGCTGTTCAAATAGATTGTATGACCTTCGTTACGCAATTCATTGATAGTAGCGGAAGGATTTGCTACACCAAATACAGATTGCATTTTCTGTGCGGTCAACGTGTTATAAGAACCTTCTTTTGACAAATATGCCAATACTTTTGCTTTTGCAGACATTGTAAAACTCCATAATTAAAAAAATGAACCACGATTTCAGGACATCCGAGAGGTGGTTCAACTCTCAAGATATGTTAATACTAACATACAAAAAAGAGTAAGTCAAGCGTTTTACGGCAGACTTACTCATCATTGCCTCTAATTAGATTTGAATATCGCCTGATGGTTGCTGTTCAGGTAATGTAATATCAACTGTTTGTGCCATCAATGTTTCGGTATTGGCACCAGCATCCACTTTAGAATACAAGTCAAGGAAAGACATCTTGGTGTCATCATCAAAACGATTCAAACATAACTCAATGGCCTTCATACGATTACCAAACACACCATAGGTCTTACTGATATGTACCAAACGGCGAGTGGAAATCACTTCGTCAACTCCGCCTTCTACAAAGGTTTTACGAATCACATCAGCCCAAGTTACCAATTTCTCAGCAAACTCATCATCTGCTTTACCGTTTGCTTCTAATTCTTTTTTGATAATCTTCTGTTCAACCTTAACAGGAGGCCAATCTTGTTCATAGGTATTAAGGAATCTTTCTAAGAAAGCCTCATTCAATACATTGGTGAACATATAACGACCATCATCTGAACCTTTACCTTTAGTATTGGCAGTAGCGATGATTGTGAAACCTTCAGCAGGCACAACTAACTCATTCTTCTTTTTCAACAAGAATGGTTTGCCTTCAAGCACACGTTGTAAACAGGAAAGATTTTGAGCACCATAATCAATCTCATCAATACACAATACGGCACCTTGACGAGCAGCTACGGTAACCGGGCCATCTCGCCATTCCATTTGACCATTGATTAACACAAAGTTACCGAGTAAATCAGATTCATCGGTTTCAGGTGTCATTGATACGCAAACGAATTTACGCTTTAGTTTGGCAGATGCCTGTTCAGCGGACATTGTTTTACCATTACCAGAATGACCAGTAATAAAGATTGGGTAAAACTTTTTAGAACCAATGATTGAAAGTAAATCATCAAAGTTACCAAAAGGCACATAATTTTTATATACAGCAGGAACTAAATTTTCGGTTTCAAGGTCGGTGACCACATTTGAAATACGATTACCAGATTTCACTTCATTTTGTTTTGGCATTGGAATAACCTGTGCATTATAATCAATCATTTCAGCAACAGGTGCCGAGGAACTATTTGGTACTTTATACAAGCCACGACCAACTCGGTTACCAATATCTTTAGTAAACCATTGAGCACCAGATATGTTCAATTTTGAACAAATATCTTTAATCTCAGATTTTGTTACGGTGCTTTTGCCAGTGGCAATTAATAATGTTTTAAACTTTTCACGAATTTCAATTTTGCTACTCATAATATAACCTTCCATTTTTCACTAGATCCTACCATTGTATCATAAACCACAATCAAAGTCAAGCACGATGTTGCTTAAAAACAACACCTTAGGCAGCAATGCCATCAATGAACCTTGACACCATCACACGGTTAACCGCTTTCTTTTTATTCATTTTCATAAATGCCGTTTTTAATTTATTAGCGGTTACCGTACCAGTTACAACCAACTCCTCATCTTCAATCTGTAAATCAGAACCACCAGGCATAATAAAGAATGATTCGTAGCCTTTATTGTAAGATTGAATAAACTTTTCACTTTTCATTTTAGCAGCAATGTCTTTAACAATATCACTTTTATCTGGCGAAATCATCATATGAGTAGCACTATATTTTTCTTTAATCATCTCACTAATAGATTTACCATCTTTATTAGTATATCTGTGTGCAATAGCCTGCCTCAATTCACGACCTTGGCCTGCAATAAAGAAACCAAAAATCTTTGCATCAGTCTTGGCACGGAACCAATTAAATATACCGATGCGAAATGATTCATCATAATACCCATTAAGAACGGACGATTCAAGTTTAATTTGTAATTTGGATTCATAATCTTTAATGAATACATTTTCCCGAGAGCTATTGAAACCTGTGGGTTTCACTACTTTTTCACCTTGTTTTTCCCATTCATGTGGATCTCTTTCAACATTTATTCTACTTGTATTATCAGCATCACCATCATGGATAATCACAAGGTTAACCAAATCTAAATTATTCACTTTACGGAATTGTTTTGTAATTGGTTCTAATGCAATCATCGCTTGCAATAAAGGAGTATTACCAAGATGCTCACTATTTGGTCGACCAAGAGAATGATAATTGCTTGTATAAGATTCTTTTAGCAAAACCAAATTACGAATACAACGATTAAATTCTGAATTGCTCATTTTTGAATTGATATACTCACGCAAATATACCGTATCAAAACAAAATTCATTTACATTTTGTTCAAAGCATTTTTCTTTTTTGTAATCTCGGTTAGGGTAATCAAAGTAACGGCTTTCTGTTACATCACCAAAACCATACAGAACAAATGGAATATTCACTTTACGGCAGAACATGGCAAGAACCAAAATCTGTTCAATTGAACCTGCCATATTACGGGACATGGAACCAGAGCGGTCAAGCAACAATACTAAGCCGTGAGATTTACCTTTTGGTACTCTCATCATCTTACGGAAGATATTATCTTCCACTTGATACTTGTATAGTTTACTGATATCAATGTCACCTGTATTAGACACTTTAGCCTTTGCATAAGCACGAGCGGCTTTCTTCATTTCAAATTCTTTGGCCAATAAACTAACATAGCGCTCATTCTTTGATTTGAATTCCTTCACTTTAGATGAAGCATATGATTCAAAACGAGCATTACGCTCAGGAGAACCATCATGTTTGAAATAATATTTTTCTAACAACTCATGCACACGCTTGGCAGGAGTAACAATGTTATCAAGGTTTGCTTTAGGAATTTTACCATAAATGTATGGTTTACATTCTTGAGAAACTAAACTATCTTCATTCTTACGGAAGTTTTCATCGGTTTCACAAGAAGGTTCAAACTGGTCAATGTCAGTAGGCTTAGATTCTTTATCGTGATTGATTGAATTGCCATTTTCATCACTATCAGTTTCTTCACCATTATCATTTTCAGAATTAGATTTTTTAGCTTCTTGCTTCTCTGAACCACTTTCGCCTTTCATATCACCGCTTTGAGAGCCGTCTTGTTCTTCTTCGCCTTCTTCTTCATCATACTCTGAGTATTCATAACCATCATCCGAATCATCAGCATCACCATCTTGTTGGTAATCCATACTTGCCAACAATTGCTGTAACATTTCAAATTGTTCATCTTTAGAATAATTGAATACGGCTTTTGTAACACGAATGACATCTTCCCATGTTTCACAAGCTTCAACTTGTTTTACCAATTTCATTTCTTCATTGGTAAATTCTACTTTGGTTGTGCCAGAAGATTTTGTATGAAGATTAAGGCGGTCAATAAATGATAAACTATTCAAATCACGACCTTTAATACCGAAAAAGTCTTTATCAAAAAGTGCTTGATAACTTTTAACGAATGAGGAACGAATACCAGGATATTTCCGTTTTACTTTTTTCTCAATACGAGCATCTTCAACTACATTCAAGAAGCCTTTATATTTGGCACCAAGAGAAGAAGCCGCTTCATGCCAACCTTCGGCAGGTGTATAGAGAGCATGACCAACTTCATGACCTAACATATGGTCGTATGTAGCACCAGTCATATCTTTCCAGATAGGACAATAGAGAACACGATTTTTAGGGTCGAACATTGCTGTGCGAATCTTTTGATGCTCGATAGTAAGATTTTCTGTGGCAAGTAACTTTGCCAATTGTGATTTAGATTCTACTGTAAATGCCATATGAACTTTCTAATTAATATGCAACCATTATACACGAACCACGAGGAAAGTCAAGCTTACTTGTTGCATGAAAGCAACAGG